TTACAAGGACGAGATCGTTTTGGCGATACTTACGCTCCCGATAATTGTGCTCGCCTGGTCGGTGTGGACAGAGGATCCGGCGGCTATGCAGAAGATAGATATCTTTTTTGAGTACTTTTCGAACCTGCCAAAATGGTTCACAAATTTATGGATTCTCGTCGTAGCGAGCGTTTTTGGCATTAAGGGTACACAAATATTTCGCAATGGTGGTAAGAAATAGACTTGCCATTATTATTTAACTATTATACAAAGGAGACATTATGGCTAAAAAATGGAAAAAAAGATTAGGTAAAGCCGCATTACTTGCAGCAGGTTTAGCTGGCGCAATGGGGCATATGAGAAAAAGAGCAACTGATGCACCAGGAAATGCAATGGCTAAGGCTAAAAGATTAATGACATCTGATGCTGCTTATACTGGTGGCGGATACGATGACGCTATTAGAAGAGCTAACACTTTAACTGAACCTAGAAGCCCGGCAATGCCTTTTGATCCGCACCAATATCGTTGGCCAAATAAAAAAGGTGGTCGAGTTACTGGAGCTGCAAAACGTGGTTTTGGTAGAGCATTAATGAAGGGGAAAAAATAATGAGACAAAACGGTGTTAGAAGTAATGTTAGATTTCCATACGGAAGTGGTATGAAAAAAGGTGGCAAAGCTAAAAAGAAACAAGGTTACAAAGATAGAGAAGATGAATCTATCAGCGCTAGAAGAGGAAAAGAATCTGGCAAGAAACAATCTTTCAAAGATAGACGTGACGAGTCCTACGGAAAATGGGGCAAACGTAAATCAGGCAAAATAAATAAATAACATGGGCGATATCTCTATAAAAGGTCATGGTGTTGAAAGACGTAACACTAAGAGAGAAAATCGTTTAGAAGAACTTGGTCGTGTGGATGCTGAAAAAGGCTACTCACGAAAAGGTAAAAGAAATTTAAAAGAAGAGAAGAAAAGAATCGTTCGTGAACTTAAAGCCGATGGTGGTAGAGTTGGAGCGAAAGATGGTAAATGGATTCAAAAAGTTAACAAGTCCATTGAAAAAAGAGGAACTAAAGGTAAATGTACTCCGATTACAAAACCAGGATGTACAGGTAGAGCTAAAGCTTTAGCTAAAACTTTTAAAAAAATGGCGAGAGAAAGAAAATCAGCTTAATGAGAGCAGTCTTAATAGACGCGTTAGAAAAACAGTACGAAGCCGAAATAGCAGCAGCTGATGCTACTATTAAATTATTATTGGAGAATTCAGTGGGGGTAAGTGAACATTTGAACCATCAAAAAGAATTAGATTGTCAGCTACATAAAATTGCAGCTGCAGAAGAAAAAATACAAGTATTGAAAGATTATATCATTCCTAAAGGCGAAAAATAATGCCGTTTAAATCTGAAAAACAAAGACGTTATCTATGGAAGAAACATCCAAAGATTGCACGTGATTGGACAGAGACTTATGGTAGTAAGCCTGTAGGAAAGAAGAAGAAAAAACCAAAAAGGAGGAAGAAATAATGGACGAGTTAGATTTAATCCAAAAGTTAAGACGTGTTATTAAAATGCGTCATGACGACGTTGTTGCTGCCATGGTTTCAGGTAGTATTGACAATTTGGAGAAATACCAATATATGTTAGGACAGATACGAACGTATCAGTATCTAAGTCAGGAAATATCCAGCCTGCTAGACAAAAAGGAGCAAAAAGATGACGGAACAGTTATTAGCATCAAAGGGAAGACCAAAGATTGAGTTACCCGATAAAAAATTGGTAGGAGTAGAACCTACTAAAAAACCTGAAAAAGATTTAACATCCGAACACGCTAAATTGCCCATACCAACTGGTTGGAGAATTTTAGTTTTACCTTTCAAAATGAAAGAGAAAACTAAAGGAGGAATTCTTATAACTGATGATGTGGTGGAACGAGCTCAAGTGGCATCGACTTGTGGATTAGTTCTAGCATTAGGACCGGATTGTTATAAAGATAAAGAAAGATATCCCAAAGGACCTTGGTGTAAAAAAGGCAGTTGGGTTATTTTTGCTAGATATGCCGGATCTAGAATGAAAATAGATGGGGGTGAAGTTAGACTTTTAAATGACGATGAAATTCTAGCTACCGTGGAAAACCCTGAAGATATATTCCACGATTATTAACATAGGAGGACTATGCCAGACGTAGAAAACGTAAAAAAAGAAGATCTAGTTGATGTAGGCGAAAAAGAAGGCGCTGAAATTGATCTAGGTAAAAAAGAAGGAGGGAAAGTAGATGATGAAAAAAGTACTCAAGACAGTAATCAGTCCGATGACACATCTAAGAAATTGGATGAGCCAGTGGATGTTCGAGATAGCAAGGACGATCCAGAACCAGTACAAGAGAAAAAGGAAGAAGTAAAAGAAACCAAGGAAGAACCAAAACAAGATACAGAACAACAGAAAGAAATGGATGAGTATGGCGAAGGCGTTAAAAAACGTATCGCTAAACTTACTAGAAAAATGCGTGAAGCAGAACGTCAACGTGAAGAAGCCGTTCAATATGCTCAACGTGTTATGAGTGAAAGAGATAGTCTAGCTCAGAAAAGTATCTCTATGGATAGAGATTACACAGCAGAAATGGAAGGAAGAATTAAATCTTCTCTTGCAGCTGCTCAAGCTAAATTAGCCTCTTCTAGAGAAGCTGATGATAAGAAAGCTGAAGTAGAAGCTTTAACAGCTATTTCCCAATTAGGTTATGAGCAAGGGAAACTGGCTGAAATCAAAAGCAGACAGAAAATAGAAGAGACATCTGATAAGACTAAACCTGCAACTCAACCTTTTAACCAAAGACCTGCACCGGCCGACCCTAAAGCGGAAGAATGGGCAGAAAAAAACGAGTGGTTTGGTAAAGATAATGCTATGACTTATACCGCATTTGATTTACACAGAAAACTTACTGAAGAAGAAGGATATGATCCTAAATCGGATTCATATTATCAGGAAATTAATAAAAGAATAAGACTTGAATTTCCCCACAAATTTGGTAAGACTATAGAAAACACGGTTAGCAAACCTACACAAAACGTTGCCTCTGCAACGCGTAGTACAAGGGCTGGCCGCAAAACTGTAAAACTCACACCGTCACAGGTAGCAATTGCTAAGAAGTTACGGGTGCCACTAGAAGAGTATGCAAGACAAGTACAACTCACGAAGGAGGAATAGCATATGAAACAAGAAACAAATAAGTCTTCCCGTGCGAGCCAAACAAGAGCTAAAGAAAAACGTAAAGTAGTTTGGACTCCACCATCGTATTTAGATACACCCAACGCGCCATCGGGATTCAGACACAGATGGGTCAGGGCAGAAATCTTAGGATACGTCGACACGAAAAACATACAGGGTCGCTTAAGAACCGGGTATGAATTAGTAAGAGCCGATGAATATCCTGAAGATGACTACCCAGCAATCCAAGACGGCAAATATGCAGGGGTGATCGGACACGGAGGCCTAGTGCTGACTAGGGTACCTGAGGAAGTCGCGCAAGCAAGATCTGACTACTTCAAAAAGTTAGGAAGAGAGCAGATGGAGGCAGTTGATAACGATTTAATGAAGGAACAGCATAAGAGTATGCCTATCAATATTGATAGACAGTCTCGTACAACCTTCGGTGGTACAAAGAAGTAAGTTTTACTTCTCGGGTTAATCCCTACCAACGAATTTTTATTAACCGTAAATTACGAAAGTAATTTGCAAAAGGAGAACTAACATGGCAAACCAAGACGCACCATTCGGCTTTAAAGCTGTTGGCGGCATGGGATCTAGCTATGAAACGCAAGGTACTTCTAAGTACCAAATCGCAGACAATTCAACGTCAGCGATTTACCAAGGTGATCTTTGCATGATGGGGAATCATAACAGTTCCGCAACAGATGCAAACAGTAACGCAGTTGCAGTGGGATACATTTCTGTTTCCCCTCCAGCTGAAGATACTTTAAACTTTGGTGTTTTCAATGGCTGTTTCTATACAGACCCAACGACTGCTAAGCCTACATGGAAAGCCTATTATCCAGGAGCGGTAAATATCACTACTGGAACAATAGATGCGTATTGTTATACCAACCCTCAACAATTATTTGAGGTGCAAACCGCTGGAACTTTGACTCAAGCAGCTGCAGGGTGTCTAATTGACACTCACACATATGCTGCAGGGTCTACTCTGTCTGGTCAGTCAAATGAAGAAATTTCGACTGCAGTAACAGGGTCAGGAGCAACTGGTCAATGGAGAATTATCCGTTTATCAGAAGATCCAAATAACAGCGATACAGGTTCTGCGAACAGCAACTGGGTAGTTAGATTGAATGAATCAATTTACTACAACGGTGCGGTTCTAACATAATAGGAGCATAGACAATGGCAATATCACGTAACCAGCTAGTTAAAGAACTAGAACCAGGTCTAAATGCACTATTTGGACTTGAATATAAACAATACGAAAATCAGTCGGCGGAAATATACGTCACTGAATCATCTGACCGTGCTTTTGAAGAAGAAGTAATGTTGTCAGGTTTCGCAAACGCACAAGTAAAACCCGAAGGACAAGGGGTTTCTTATGACGATGCGCAAGAAACTTTCACAGCAAGATATACGAACGAGACAATTGCTCTCGCTTTCGCAATCACTGAGGAAGCTATTGAAGATAACCTGTACGACA